GGGGACGGGAGTAATCCCGTCAAGTGACCAAGTCCTGTTACCAGAACCTATCACTGTAGTACTTAATACGTACGAGCATCTTAGCTACTTAATCAGTGGCGACAGAACGCAGTGTGGGGACTGCCTCCCAAGGCATTGTCAAACGTGACACCTGATCTATATCAACGTATTTGCCTTTCCGAAGGAGAGAGATACGGGGTATGGTATAAACGCATAGGGATCTAATTTTGAGCAACGATGAACCATCGAAGCCTTACTTAGTAAGTTTGGTAACGGTGGGATGGATCCGGACCTCTAACGCGTTAAGAGCGCCAGATGAGGGAAAGTCCCCGACCCGAATATACTGTATCCTCTAGTGAGGGTAACAACTAGAGATAGTTGGTTACGTTTGTAGGCACCGAGGTGAGTTGTGCTAAGAGAGCGTTAATGCTCAAAGGTTTACAACCCCAGAGTAAAATCCAATGACTTGGATGACTTCCTTCAGAGGCAGTGTTAAGGTATTCTTTCTGGAAATAATTGAAAAGGAGAGGTGTATCGGTCTGATTAACCGTTACCTCGAATTGAAGAGGAAATATAGTAAGAAACTAGGATTTGATCTTAGGTATCTTGGCATACTGAACCTGATAGTCACCGAGCCGGCGGGGGTCGAATTTCTCGAACCCAATTGCCCTCGGCAACCTACGGAACTAACCCTTCGGCCTTGACAGGCTGCCTGCAGCCTGGACTTCCTTTCGGGGAGGTTCGGAAACTGAAGGATCGCCGTGTATCGGCTTCTAGGCCCACCTAAGATAGTATCAAAGGTCCTATTTGGTAACAGATAGGGTGGAATTACAACCTCCACGAAGGTCAGATGAAGGTATACGATAGGTTTACTACTATATAAATATAATAATAAATACTATGCAACATTTAACTGCCTTACAGCGGAAGAGTGCTGCAGCGATTTGGCAAAGCGCCGTAAAAAGCGTTTCGCGGTTGGCGGGATTACTCGCAAGAGTGGTTCCGTTAATCGTAGGATCAACTTCCACTGGTTGGGTAAAGGCCTCCAAACGATTCGCTATGTTCGTCGTTGCTATGTTGCGTAAGCAGGGTCAAAGGGGGACTGCAATTTACTTAAAGGCGGCCAATCTTAATTTATTGAGAGCGGTCTCCGGAAAGAGGTTGTTGAATCCTAGAGACTCTGGTTCTGCGGTGTCCGTATCTAAAGGGGGCTTACCCCGGCTTATACCGGCAGCTCACAGAGCTCGGATCAGAGGTGGGGATAAAGCGGTTTTGCGTTTCTGGTTAGGTTTATTTACCCTTTACCGGGTTTTAGCCTTCCGGGGCGCTTATTCGCTTAAGACCATCGTGAATCCGGGTGTACCTATCTCTCCCGATACGATGAAAAGCTGGGTATCTTTCCTTGATGGAAAATACACGGAATATCTAGAGAAGGAGGGTGTGGTAAGCTTCTTTTCGCCAGTTGAGTTTCTCGATGAACCCTCTACAGGAACCGGAACGGTACACGGATCCGTTGGATCCGAGCACTTCGGCCGGGATGTAAATAATGGTACAGGCGAGCATATTCTGTCGTTAGGAGTTCGTAGAGCTATCATAACCAAGTCGGGACCAAATTCCCATGGTGGTTCAGTGTCTGTCGCAACGGCAATCTCAGACTGTGCGGCTTGGTTATCCAGGCCGGACATGTTCTGGGCGCTAATGCGTTTCGCTGAACTGACGGGGTGTCCTTACATTGATAACGGACCTCCTTGGGTGGCAGCTTCAAATATGTTGATCGAGATTGAAAAATTTCGGTCGGATATTCGGGCGCACAAGAGAGAGAATCCATTCGGTGTAGGGGCTCCCGTGCCTGAAGGTCCTTCTGGATCTTTAGGTAAATTGGGAGTGCGGGAAGAACCCGGAAAGATGCGACTATTCGCTATGGTGGACTGTTGGACACAATGGGTCATGAATCCGTTGCATGTGGCCCTCTTTGCAGTTCTCAAGATCATACCCCAAGACGGAACCTTTAATCAGGTTAAACCAGTCAAGGAATTGGTCGAGAGACTCAAAACTAAAGGCACCAAATCGGTTTGGTCTTATGACCTCTCCGCCGCGACGGATCGCTTGCCAGTTGTGTTACAAGAGAAATTGTTAGCCGTGTTCACCTCAGCCGAGTTTGCTTCACTTTGGAAGAAGCTCCTGTGTGAAAGAGAATATAAGGTTCCGGACGATCTGAATAAGACGTTTGGGCCCGTATACTTATCCAAAGCACTTGGGCGGAAGCTGAAGTTCGGTGAACCGGTGAGCGTACGATACGCTGTCGGGCAACCGATGGGTGCGTTATCGTCGTGGGCAATGCTAGCAATGACCCATCATGCGATAGTGCAATTTGCGGCATGGAGAGCCGGATGGAGAGTTTGGTTCCCGGACTATGCAGTACTTGGAGACGATGTCGTCATAGCCAATGGCGATGTCGCGCACCAGTACGTAATGTTCATGAAAGAAGTAGGAGTAGACATCGGCTTTCATAAGTCGATTGTTTCGAACAATCTTTCTCTCGAGTTCGCCAAGCGTTTCTTCTTTAAGGGAGAAGAGGTGACGCCTTTTCCGCTTCTAGGAGCTGCGGTTGGTTGGCTCGGAGTAGATTTCGTGCCCGAAGTGATTCGGGCGTGCGAAACCCTAACGGGTAGTTCTACTACTGTCTTTAATCTTGCTCGTTACTTGGGATATGGGATGCGTGTGGCTTCGAAAGCGGGTAACGCCCGTCTAGATTCTCTCGCGCGTCGGGTATCTTCAATGTTAATCCTGATATTACATCCTGGATCCGTCCGAGGAGTAAGTGATTTGGCGAGATGGTGGAAAGCGAAGAGCTTCGGCTCTGCGTGGACTACTATAGCGTCCGATCGTTCTAATGCGATCACTCATGTATTATCATATGTTAATGGTTCGCTTATTCCAGCTTTAGAGGAACGTATGTTCCGTATATTGTCTGAGTTTAAGTTGGACTTCAATCTACCGTTCCCTCCGAAAGGAGAGTTGCGGGATGAATGTGAACAGTGGTGGTCATTTGTGTTAGCGGAAGAGCTCTTACAATCCTTTGAAAGATCTTTGGATTCGATCAGGGAAATGGCCTGGGGGATCGAGCAGAGTGATGAGCCAGAAGACTCTGAGGTAACTCAGTTGTTGGAGGCTATTGAGACTATTGAGGTGGAGTCAACGGCGATACCAATGAAGGTTAACTCAATCAAACCTAAGCCATCAAAGGCTGCGGTGAGGGAGAGAAAGCCTAAGTTGGTTCGCACGTGGCGTAAGCTTCATAGTTACATTACGGCCACCAGAACAGGCTCCGCGCGCCGGCCTTCTGCCGGGAAAGCGTAGTACACTGTTGGTCGACTCACTCTAAAACCCAGCTGGGAAGGTATCTAATGATGTATCCAGTTATTAGGTATCTAAGAGGAGATCCGCGTCCTCTATGGTGGAATGTGCTAGTAGTTTAGTGCCCGACTATTAGGTTCTGCCATATGACAACAAGTCTAAAAAAGCATCTTAAGCTACACAGCACCGGGAAACGGAGATTATCAAGTCTCCGGGGGCCGGATTGCTGTTCCTAGAACCAGG